CCAGTAACAGCGGCAGCACCAGTAACAGCACCAGTAACAGCACCAGCCGCTTCAGGCGGAATTCGTCCTGTGGAACCGCGCCCTGTTAATCCAAAAGAAAAACTTGCGTGGGCAAGACAATATGCTCAAACACATAATCCAGACGGAACTCCATTACAAGAAGGTATGAGTCGTTCGGATAAAATACTTTTGGACAAGATGTTAACTATTGCTGGGCTAAGATAATTGGCGTAAAAATATCACATTTAAGGCAAGATTCTTCTTGCTATACTAAATAAAAGCGTGTACAATTACTTGTATGCGCTTTTCTTTTAAGTAGATCTTAAAAGGAAATAAGGCAAAAAGAGCCGCAAGGCAAAAAACATAGGCATATTACAGGAGAAATACTATGGCTACATTAGCAGAAATTAGAGCAAAACTTAAGGCATCCGAAAATAAAGGATCAGACAATAACAGAACAGGTGGAGACAATTCCATTTATGCGTTCTGGAATTTAAAAGAAGGCGACGAATCCGTACTGCGATTCTTACCAGATGGTAACGCCGATAACACATTTTTCTGGGTTGAACGTGCAATGATTAAATTGCCATTCGCTGGAATTAAAGGTGAATCAGAAAGCAAACAAACTATCGTTCAAGTACCATGCGTGGAAATGTACGGCGATACTTGCCCAATCTTATCAGAAGTTCGTGCTTGGTTTAAAGACCCGGCATTGGAAGATATGGGTCGTAAGTATTGGAAGAAACGTAGTTATATTTTCCAAGGTTTCGTCGTTGAAGACGGACTGAAAGAAAAAGAAACAGCAACAAACCCAATCCGTAGATTTATTATTGGTCCTCAGATCTTTACATCAATCCGTGCGGCATTGGTTGATCCAGAGTTGGAAGACTTGCCAACAGATTACGTACATGGTATTGACTATCGTATGAAGAAAGGTTCAAAAGGCGGATACGCTGATTACTCAACTTCATCATGGGGTCGTCGTGAACGTCCATTGAGTGATGATGAACAAGCCGCTATTAAGCAACATGGTTTGTTTAATTTGAACGACTTCCTACCTAAGAAGCCAAGTGAAATTGAGCTTAAGGTTATGAAGGAAATGTTTGAAGCATCAGTTGATGGCGAACCATACGATATGGAACGTTGGGGTCAATATTTCAAACCAGCTGGCATGAGTCAGAACACTGGTGATCCACAAAAAGCATCAACTCCTAAGGCAGCACCTGCTCCTACACCGTCAGCAAGTGACGACTTTGATGACGAACCTGCGGCAAAGGCAGCACCTGCTCCTGCGCCACAAGCAGAATCAACAGGCGGTGACAGCCGCGCCCAAGATATCTTGGCAATGATTCGCAATCGTCAGAAGTAAAGCATTACGGCTTGGGCCTCTGTGACTTAGTCATACGCCCAGGTTATCTATTAGGAGAAAAACAATATGGCAACGAAAGCATTCGATCTTTCAAAATTTAGAAAGACCTTGACCAAAAGTATCGATGGTCTAGGTGTAGGATTTAATGATCCTACAGATTGGGTTAGCACAGGCAATTATACGCTTAACTACTTAATCAGTGGTGACTTTAACAAAGGTATCCCTTTGGGTAAGGTTACTGTATTTGCTGGCGAATCTGGCGCAGGTAAGAGCTTTATCTGTTCAGGTAATCTAGTACGCAACGCACAAGCACAGGGCATTTATGTTATTTTAATTGATACAGAAAATGCGCTAGATGAAAAATGGCTACACGCACTTGGTGTAGATACAGGCGAAGACAAACTTCTTAAACTTAACATGGCTATGATTGATGATGTGGCTAAAACCATTCATGAATTCATGAAAGAGTATAAAGAAATGGCAGAGCGTCCTAAAGTCTTATTTGTCATAGACTCATTGGGTATGTTGCTTACCCCTACTGACATTAACCAGTTCCAAGCTGGCGATATGAAGGGAGACATGGGCCGTAAACCTAAAGCACTTACAAGTTTGGTGCGTAACTGTGTTAACATGTTTGGTAGTTATAACGTAGGTATGGTTTGTACAAATCACACATACGCAAGCCAAGATATGTTTGATCCAGATGACAAAATTAGCGGTGGACAAGGCTTTGTCTATGCGTCTAGTATTGTTGTTGCTATGAAAAAACTCAAACTTAAAGAGGATGAGGACGGCAACAAAGTAAGTGATGTAATGGGTATTCGTGCTAGTTGTAAAATTATGAAGACTCGTTATAGTAAACCATTTGAAACTGTGCAAATTAAAATTCCATATGAAACTGGTATGAATCCCTATTCAGGAATGGTCGATATGTGCGAAAAAGCTGGTTTGTTAAAACAAGAAGGCAACAGACTCAAGTGGGTTGATCCAGAGACAGGTGAGGAATTCAAATTCTACCGAAAAGAATGGAAAGATGATAAATTAGATATGTTAATGGCAAAATTTCATATCAAACCTTTAACAACAACTACCATTCCTGAGGAGATAGACGAGAATGTTGAATGAAACACAAATTGGTGACGTATGGTTACTATTCGCTGACTTTATTGACAAGAAAAATCATGAGGCAATCGCAGAACGTTATGTTGATTTGCTAGCAGATTTCGGAGTTCCTGATAAAGTTCTTTCGGCCGCTAGTGGAGTAGATAGCACATTAGATTCTGCTATCGATTATTATCTTGACGAGGAAGATGCCGGGGACGAAGACGACGATTACAAAGAATTGGAGTTTTAATGACTTGGTATACTAAAATTGCCAAAGATATTTCTTATATTCCGGATGCTGTAGATTACTACAATGCCGAATTGCTCGAAGCAAAAGGCGAATGCCGGATTATTGGAAACATTGAAAAAGCCGCGGCAGGAATGCCGGGGGTTGTAGAACAACGGTTTAGTCAGTTACAAGAAATTGAAGCAATTTTAGAATATCTTAACATTGAACTTCGTCGGTTAAAGAGTCAGCATTTTAGAAAATATCTTGAAAACTATCAAAGAGCATTAAGCTCACGTGATTGTGAAAAATTTGTTGAGGGTGAAGCAGACGTAGTTGATTTTGAAAAGATCATTAACGAGTTTGCTTTACTTCGCAACAAGTGGCTAGGTATTACTAAAGCTCTTGACCAGAAACAATGGCAACTTACTAACATTGTAAAATTACGAGTTGCTGGTATGGAAGACGCCACACTATAATCAATTCGCCCAAAAGGTAGACTATAGGCCTTAAATAATATTGAGGCCTATTTTTTTATCTAAAGATTTGACTTTTAAAATTATTCATGTATAATAAAAGTATGACAACAGTTGATCAGATATTAATACAAATTGTAAATTATTCTAGTACTGCTATTGAAGAACTAGTCTCAAAACGAGATGCTAGGATCTTACGAAGTATGGCATCGGCTGTATTATCTTCAAATTTTCTTACTGAAAATCAAAGTAAACTCTTGTTAAGAATTCTTTGTGAAAATCAAGAAAAATTAAAATCAGTTAATGATAATTTAATTGAATTGTTACAAACACCAAGTTGGTCAAAAGCCTTTAGAATGTTTGAGCAAACTAAAAAACTGTACATTAGTAACTCAAACGATGACCTGTTACTAACTGTGGAAATTTCATATTCTAGTTCATTAACAAAAGAAATTGTTAACATTAGTAAGTCGGTGCCAGGCATGACTGCTAGCATTAGTGGCAAAATGTATCATGCCGATCTTACTGAAAAGAATATTGTAACGTTAGTATCAAGGCTAAAAAAATTAGGCTTTGAAATTGACCAAAAAATTCAAAATTACTACGAAACTATCCAGGCATGGACAGAATCTGAAATGCGTGGTCGATTTAAAATCGACACTATTACACACGCAAACTTTCAAAAGCAAATAACTAACGACCTTGGTATACACACACCAATTGACCAAAACATAATTAATGACCGAAGTTTACGATATCAATATTTCAGTGAAAAAAGTGAAAAAATTCCTGAAAATTTGACCGAAACAATTGCCACTAGAATCACCCGGCAGGTGTGGCTTAATAAAAATGAAACAGCGTTATCTGATATTGTTAATAGTCTACATGTCTTGAAAAGATTTCCGTTACTGGTTATTTTTGACAGTAACGATCAAAAAAAATGTCTTGAAGAATTGACAAATTTATCAAAAATCTTGGAAAAAAATGGAATGGTCGACGGCGTTGGAATTTATTTTAGATTAGGTAATGACGGCATTGGTAAAGAATTTAATCAGCTTATTGCTAATAAAAAATATAATTCGCAACTTGATAACACAACTCAGCTAGTCGGAATTGCCAGTGGAAAAATACCAAAATTTCTCCTAAAAACCGACTGGAAGCCAATGAGTGTTATTAGCGTTGGAAGATTGTTACAGCATAATAAAACGTCAGTGTATGCGAATTGTTGCGATTTAATTATTAACTGGTCAGACACACAACCTATTGTAGAAGCGAGAATGGCATGGCAGTAAGATTAATAATTAAAGACGAAGTAAACATAAAATTTGAGAATTTGCCACTCGACGCACGAAAAAAATTAGCCAATACATTTAAGTATGAAATTCCTTACGCACGATATCATCCTGCTTTTAAGTTAGGACGTTGGGATGGAATGGTAAGTTTATTTGGGCTTGGCGGTAATGGATACCTCAGCCAGCTAGAACAAATTTTAACCATTTTAACTAAGCTAGGCATTGGAATTGAGGAAGTTGACGACTTACGTACAACTAGCAAAATTGAATTCAATCCAGTAACTGACACATACTGGGCCGACCAAGGTAAAGTCTGGCCTAAAGGGCACCAACAAGCTGGACAGCCTATTATGCTACGTGACTACCAAGTTGATGCTGTTAATAAATTCCTTGAAAATACACAATCATTACAAGAAATTGCCACCGGTGCTGGCAAGACTATTACTACAGCTACACTAAGTCAGTTAGCTGAAAAGTATGGACGCACAATCACTATTGTACCAAATAAAAGTCTTGTAGAGCAAACAGAAGAAGACTTTATCGCAGTGGGATTAGATGTTGGTGTGTATTACGGTGATCGCAAAGATTTAGGTAAGACACACACTATATGTACATGGCAAAGTCTTAACATTTTAGATAAGAAAAGTAAAAATCACGAACACGATATTTTAACACTTGCCGAATTCCTTGACGGAGTTAAGTGTGTTATTGTTGACGAAGTACACATGGCCAAAGCAGAAGTATTAAAGAACTTACTAACACAAAATCTAGCAAATGCTCCAATTCGTTGGGGATTAACTGGTACTGTTCCTAAAGAAAAATTTGAAAGCGAGCAGATATTTGCCAGCCTTGGTCCAGTAGTAGGTGGAATTAAAGCACACGAATTACAAGGCATGGGAGTATTATCCACGTGTCACGTTAATGTTGTACAACTAATAGATCTACCAGAGTTTAGCAGTTATTCAGATGAATTAAAATATCTTGTTACAGACGATGACAGGATGATTTATATCAGTAAGTTAGTCAAAAAAATATCACAAACAGGCAATACATTAGTTCTGGTCAATAGAATTGATTCAGGTAAATTTTTAATTAATGAGATAGAAGATGCTGTTTTTGTGTCCGGCGAAGTTAAAACTAAGGATAGGAAAGAGGAGTATGATGAAATTAAAACAAGTACTAATAAAATTATCGTCGCAACCTATGGTGTCGCGGCTGTTGGTATTAATATTCCTCGCATCTTTAACTTGGTACTGCTGGAGTCTGGCAAGTCGTTTACTCGAGTTATCCAGAGCATTGGCCGCGGCATAAGAAAAGCAGAGGACAAAGACTTTGTACAAATCTGGGATATAACTAGTACTTGTAAATATGCTAAACGGCATTTAACAGAAAGAAAGAAATTTTATAAAGAAGCTAAGTATCCGTTTACAATTGAAAAAACGGATTGGAAATAATATGTTTTTTAATAAGAATAAAACCATTAAGTTAGAAGCATACGGGCCTGCGCAACAACTAGTAGACTTGTTTCCACCAACTTTAATAAAGAATACATTACCGGATTGGTATGCTAGTATGCCTAAAGGTAAAGACATTAACAATGTAAATCACTGCCTTGGACTTAGAGAGTTGTGCAGTCAAGGCGTTATGTTACCGCTATGGGCCGATTACGAGATAGACCTTTCTCCGTCCGGTATTAGTGGTATAAGGTGGCCGTCAGATAACAACGGAACTAGTCGAGCAGAAACTCATCCAATTGATGAGCAAGTACCGGGCGCATGGCCCGGATACGTTAATGTTAAATTTACAAGCCCATGGTTGTTTTATTGTTCCGAGCCAATTCAATGGATATGGACACAACCAGCATGGCATCAACCAGACCCACAAAATTTTACAATAGTTCCAGGCTCAACAGAATTCAAATATCAAAATCAAACAAATATTAATACTATTTGGAAATTAGGCACTGAACGTACAGAAAAATTAAAAGCAGGTGCGCCAATGGTTCACTTAATTCCAGTAACAGAAAAAACAGTAGAGTTAGAAATTGGTTTCATGACTAGCGCAATTTATGCGGCAAAGTTTGCCCGATGGAATTATGCGTTTACTAAACCCTATCAACGGCTACGACAAGATTTTAAAAAACGAGAACAATAAATGCAAATATTAACATTAGATAACCTAAGATTTTCACTCAACAATCTACCAGATGAAGTTGACGAAAACACTAGATTCGCAGTACTAGACAACAGTGATCCAAAAGAACCAGACTTCTTCTTTATGCCATTGATATTCTTAGAAAGCTTCAATGCTCCGGCAATGGTATTACGTATAGGCGATGATGAAGTTACTATGCCAATTGATTGGTGTATTGCTGTAGGAGATAGTAGTGCAGCAAGCGATATTGAAATACTTCCACTTACTAGTTTAAATGACAGAGGATTTGAAGCACTAATTTTTAATCCGCTAAGTTCATTTAGGGTAGAGTTTAAGAAGATTGAAATTGTAAATTTCTATAATGATGTTAAATGGTATTTTCCAAAAATGAAAAACGGCCAATTACTTGCGGTGCCGACTAACGGTGGTGAAAAACCTAATTGCGCTTATTTTGTAAAAGAGATTAGCCGCCAGAGCGAAATTATACAACTAGATAAAATCTTATAATAAAGGAAATATTATGACATTAAAAATTGCGTACTTTCAACCAGTCATTTTAGCCATTGACACTGTTCCGCCTGTAGAGTTTAGTAAAATTTATTCGTTAACTGAAAATTTACATAGTCATAAAGAATTAGATGATAGTCATAACCCATTGTCTAATATTCGAGGTGGTCAACAAATACAGGTATTTCCTAATAAACTTGATGTAGATGTTAATTGGTTAACTACTTGGTTAGAATCAATTTGCCTAGGATACATGGAAATAATAACATCTCAAAGCGGTGTTGATGATTTAAAATTATGTAAACCGGTAATTACTAGTGTTTGGACTATTCGTCAAACTCAAGGCAATTATCAAGAAATGCACAGCCATCCAGGCGGACATATTAGCGGTAACATCTATATAAGTGCTCCTCAATTAGAAGAAGGTAGTCCATCATCTGACGGTCAGGTATTATTTAGATTATCTCAAACTCGAGATGTTACTAAGTTTATTATGACAGACACATGGAAATATACACCAGAGCCAGGCACAGTTGTTCTGTTCCCTAGTCACATACCGCATACTGTATTTCCATGGAAGGGCACCGGCTATCGAACAGTACTATCATTTGATGCCAGGTTGCTGCCAAAGGAAGAGGTAGTTAAGGAAATACTGAATGGGCAATCTTAAACCTGGTGCTACTTATATCTACGAGCGTGACAAGGGCACTGTTTACGCTCGAGAAAGCGGCGCTGATCCGAGTACAAGGATTGAAATGGGTTGGGAATACGATCCAAGAACAAGTGATGGCAGGCCGTTACGCGATCATATAATGGATAACAAACTTTGGGGAGAAATTCGGCGTGAAGCACGTACCAATATGACTTTACAAAAGGCCATTGATCGTGTTATAATGATATACAAACTATCTAAGGATAAAGTATGAGCGAAAAGATTGAACTAAAAGAAAAGTTGGCGGCAGTTGATCAGAATGTCCGCGAGTTATGGGATGCCATGGATGCCGATCAACAAAAGTCTCTTAAACAAGAGTTCTTTATTCTCAATCGATATATTAGCAACGTACAGAGTCCTAAACGTGAAGTACAAGAGCACTTTGTATTAACAGTTAATGAATATTTCAACAAACATTGGAATAGCTTACAAAAACATCCTAAGCTGTTGTGGATGTTGTTGTGTATGTGTAGCTATAATGGTAGCACTGTATTCTTTCACCAATGGCTGGGTAACAAAAAGAAAACAGGTACTGGAAGCAAAAGATTAAAGTTTTTAACAGAGTTATATCCTAATCGTAAAATGGATGAACTTGAACTTATGGCAGAGATGTCAACTGATAAAGAAGTAAAAGAGCTTGCTAAGAAATACGGCATGGATGACGCAACTATCGCAAAAAAATTAAAATGATGACGACGGTTGAAAATACAAAATCTTACATTTGTCAATACTGTAGCAGTGGCTTTACTAGAGAAAAGACATTGGCTGTTCATGTATGTGAGCAAAAACGTAGAGCACTAGCACGTACTGAAAAACACGTAGTCCTAGGGTATGACACGTATAATAGATTTTATAGAAAAACACAAAACAGTAAACAAGATAAAACATACGACGAGTTTGCGAGAAGTCCCTACTACAACGCATTTGTAAAATTTGGAAGTTTTGTTAGCAATGTTAATCCGCTGTATCCTGAAAGATTCATGGACTATGTGGTCACTAGTAATGTAAAATTGGATCACTGGTGTAGAGACGAATTATACGATCAATACGTTATTGATCTTATTAAAAAAGAAACTGTTGAAACTGCCTTAGAACGTAGTATTAGTCATATGATGGCATGGGGTGAATCAAACAATGCTGTTTGGAATCATTATTTTCATTATGTCAGTTTAAGTCGTGCGTGTTATGATATTAAAGATGGAAAGATTAGTCCGTGGTTAGTATTAAATTCTAGTTCAGGCAAGGCAATGTTAAAGAAATTTAATGACGAACAGTTGTCTGCTATTAATGTTATAATGGATGTACCGTTCTGGTTAAGTAAATTTAAAAGACTAGCAAGTGATACAGATCTTGTTAAACAGGTAGTTAAGGAGTCAAATATATAATGCCAGATATTGACATTGATTTTGCTGATCGCACAAAAGCTCTAGAGGTATTTAAACACGTCACTGCGGCTATTGACGACAATGGCACTTTTAAAAAGCACAATACTGGCGTATATTGTACTAGTGTGCCGTACAATCCTATTACAGGACTAAGTACTATAGATTATAAAGAAGCAGAAGATCGTGGATATTTTAAGATAGACTTCCTTAACGTAAACGTATATGACGGCGTTAAAGACAGACAGCATTTACTAAAATTAATGAGGACTGAACCACTATGGGATTTACTCTTGGAAGACGACTTCGTGAACAATTTGTTCCACGTGAATGGGCATGGTTCTATTCTAAGACAGATGGCACCAAACACTATAGAGAAGTTGGCAGCAATACTAGCAATGATCAGGCCTGCGAAACGTTATCTGATTGGGAAAGATTGGAATACGGTGATGACAGAGATCTGGACGAAACCAGAGAACGATGAATACTATTTTAAGAAGGCGCATGCCATTGCCTACGCTCACGTTATTGTAATACAGATGAATCTAATTTGTGAGCAACTAACATGAAACAATTAGGAATTTTTGGTGATAGTTATGCCGAGCTGCACGACACCAAGACCCCAACGTATGCTACTGGGTGGACCTATAAACTTTGGCAAGAGTACGGCAGTGACTGCGGCGTTCATGCTGGCGCAGGGTCAAGTAACCCTTATAATTTTAGACAATTTTTAGAGCATCATCACAAATATAAACAAGTTGTTTTTATAGTAACAAGTTTACACAGGGTATCAATCCCTGTTAACGCTACAAATAAAGAAACAGGCGAATTAGAAATGTTAAATCATTTTCCTAATATAAGCAATATTGAATATTTTATAAAAAACTACGATGTTGAAGATAATCTTGCTAAAAAGATACTGGACTATATGGTTTATATTTCATACCCATTAGAACAAAATTTAAAAGATGCACATATGGCATCGATCCATTATATAAGGCATCTTCGACCAGATGCGATTATCATACCAGCATTTCCGGATTGCGGCATCGATACAGAATATAATTGGTGTCTCACGGATCTTGATGTTCAAGAAACTCATGAATGGTTTACAGATAGAGGTAAGGAAAAATGGTTCGATCCTCGAGCAAATCACTTTACCCCAGATACTAATAACTGGATGTTAGCACATGTCAAAGGCCGATTGCGCGGCGAATTTATAGATTGGAATCCGTCCTTGACTCCTAGCTTTAAAACTAAGGAAGCGTTTGATGCGGCGTTATCTAGTTCTACGAACTAGCTGAACTGATTTACGTTTAACACGTTTAAGAGTCAAATTCATTAAGTTTACAACTGGGCCTAATAATACTCTAACATCTTTACTGTTAAATGTCTTAACAGCGTAGTGGAATGGATAAATCTGTTCCCTACAAAAAATGTTAATAGGGAATTGTCTATTTGATTCCCACCACCAAACTTCGCCAATTTCTAAAAAAAGTGTTTTTTCTTCGGGAGTTTTAATAGCATTAAGATCGTAGAAACTAGTAACAAACTGGTCTTGGTTAATAATGATGCCCACGTATTCTTCTGTGCCGTAGTTAATGACACTAATAAAGGGTAGGTTTTGTTCTATGTTGTCTCTTAGTTTTGCCATAAATAGTATATAAAGGTCCTGCGAGATGCAAAAAATATCAAGTTATTTATATCCAAATAGAGTACAGCTATTAGCCGATCTGGCAGGATTCACTACGGAGTATACAAACGTGTATCAGAGAACAGTAAAAATATATCAAGGCGTAGATAACGTCATAGAGTTCGACATTAAAAATGCCGACCAGAAACGCATTGAGCTATTAACTAGCCCTGTGATCACGCAACTTGAAATGAATGTTATGGATGCGTTGGGTAATGAATTGCCTAATAGTCCATATACAATTACACCACATGCTACCCTCAAAGGTATTGCTACCGCAGTAATTCCGTTGGATGATTTAAATGACCTAGACCAACAGTTCCTACGTTATAGTGTAACTGGATCGAAAGACAGTAATACTATTCCGTTGTACGCTGATAGTAGATTTGGGGTAGTTGGTACTATTGAAGTCGTGGGCAACGCAATGCCGGTATTCCGTGACGACAGGATATACAAAGATTTTACTGCCGAGATTGATCTTAAAGGTCATCCAACATATCATTCAAGCGCAATTCCTGCTACATTTTATGAGGCAGTCCCAACAGAGACATTATCATTTGAAGTTGTACTAAAAGGGTTTACTGGAAGTGTGTGGGTTGAATCTACACAGCAAAGTACAATTAGTGTTGAATCATGGAAAAAAGGCCCATATGTAGATTCTTACTCTTTTGACAGTTTCACCGGTTCATGGCAAAGCCTAGATAATGTAATAGGCGACTCTAAATATTTTAGAGTATCGTTTACTACACCATTGTCTAATGGAGTCGGTGCTAGTTTTTCAGTTACGCAAAACAACGGCAGTTATATTGTTGGTGTGAGATCGGGCGGTACTGGATATGCTGTCGGTAGCCAAATAGTTGTATTAGGTAGTTTATTGGGCGGCACCGACGGAATAAATGATTTACGAATCACAGTAGCTCAATTAGACAATCAAAGTGGTGGCGCATCTAGTTATGCTATCAGTTCGATAATTGAGGTAGTTGGATCGGGCGTTTCTGCTGTTGGCTCACATACTTACATAGTTACTGGAACTAATTATACCGGAACAGTTGACAGCATCATAGTAAGTTAAGTATAATAGTGCTATGAGTCTCATAGCCGACACACTTCAAGCACACTTACCTTCGAAACGAAAACACACTCCAAGCGGTTGGATTGGTTTCAATGCCCCTTGTTGTGACGACAAACGCCAACGTGGTGGCTTTATTGTTAATGCCGGAGATGCAGTAAGTTACCATTGCTTTAATTGCCAATTTAAGTGTAGCTGGCAACCTGGCAGAACGATTAGCCAAAAGATGAGCAAGTTCATGCGCTTACTCAATATGAGTGACGATATGATTAGTCAATTGCGACTTGAAGCACTTAGACTCAACGATAATTCAACTACTCAAATACAAAGTATTATACCTAAGTTTGAAGCTAGAGCATTACCAATAGACAGCGAACCAATAACCGAATGGACAAATAAGTCATCGGCGTTAATTGGCAAACTTGCGCCAATACTAAAATATCTTTCCGACAGAAATTTATACTTAGATGACTATCCGTTTTATTGGACTCCTAAGGTAGGATTCAGTAACAGGGTTATTATTCCGTTTTATAAAGACAATGTTGTTGTAGGATATACTGCCCGTGCGGTAGGCGATGCTAAACCTAAATATCTAAGTGAACAGCAACCAGGGTATGTGTTTAATCTAGACAAGCAAACGGATGATAGAGAATTCGTAATTGTTTGTGAAGGCCCGTTTGATGCGATAAGTATTGATGCGTGTGCGTTACTAGGTGCCGAAATTAAAGACAGTCAACACTGGCTGTTGAAGCAATTAGGCAGAGAAATTATACTAGTTCCGGACAAAGACATTGCTGGCGCAGTAACAGTTGAACAAGCATTAGAATTTGGATGGTCAGTTAGTATGCCTGATTGGCCAGAGGGCGTTAAAGACGTAAACGATGCTGTGATAAAAATAGGCAGGTTAGCTACCTTATACCTAATTATATCAGCAAAAGAATCAAACAGTCTTAAGATTCAGCTTAGGGCAAAAAAATGGTTTAAGGATATGACATGAAAAGATTTATTTACTGGGTACTGACCCCTTATAGAAACTGGCAAGAAAATCGAGAATATAAAAAACGCATAGAAGAACTGCGTAAACGCGATCCATTTATCTACAAATAATTATGGCAAGATCAAATCCAGGCCATCGTGCCAAGGCAAAGAAAAAACAAGTTCAAAAACAACTTGATTTAGAAGCACGGATTAAAGAAGGTAATCTCCGCCATGATCTTCAATACGGATCAAATCCAGAGATTATTGAATATTATAAAACATATATTCAAGGAACAGGGATGAGACAGTCAAAATGATCTGCTGGGGAATAAACGCACTCAATCACGGAAGTAGTCTTGCTGTGTTTAACAATAGTAGATTACAAAGTTTACAGTCTAGTACTAAAGAAGATCTCCCGGGAGATTTTATCCGTAGTCAGTTGTTCATAGGTGCCCCAGATAGAATATTTTGGTATGAACGTCCTTGGGTAAAGAAGGCTAGACAAATCTATGCCGGTCAATATACCACTGCTCTAGACTTGTCAGTATTACCAAAAAAGAAATTAAAAGAGTGGAGTCTACATTATGCGCCAGTTACATATACCCCGCATCATGCTAGCCATGCCGCCGCAGGCTACTACACCAGTCCTTTTAATCACTGCGCTATTGTGGTACTCGATGCGATAGGGGAGTTTGAATCAGCTACTATCTGGGAAGCAAAGCACGGTGAAATGAAGAAAGTGTGGAGCAGAAGTTATCCACATAGTTTGGGATTATTCTATTCAGCATTTACTAAATTGGTAGGACTTGAGCCAATCAAACAAGAATTTTTGTTACAGCAAATGAGCGATCAGGGTGATCCCATGCGATACTATTATGATGTATTAACGTATATGGATACCCTAGTCAACGCTGGTAAAAATATGCACAGAGGTATTCAAGATTGGCCACATCCAATTAATAATCTCAGTGATCAATGTGACATTGCCGCTGCCGTACAGACAGTGTTCACTGAGCAGGTATACGGCGTAATGAAAAAGGCTAAAGAATTAACCAATGCTGACTGTTTGGTTTATATGGGCGGCTGTGCCATGAATAGTAAGGCAAACAAAACAGTTGTAGAGCCTATGTGGAAACACATTTGGTCCTTGCCAAATCCCGGAGATCCGACCAGTAGTGTTGGCGCAGTCCTATATCACACACGACAGCGTGAATGGAATTATCAGTGGGATCCTGTCAAACACATTGAAATAAAAGTATAAAGAGCGTATAATAAAAGAATGAAACAAAACACAGACTACGGATATGACATCCAGAAACTATACTTAGAAATGATGCTGGCAGATGCCGCAACATTTGTGCGTTGCCAAAGCATTTTTGACAGCACCTTATTTGATCGTAAGCTACAGACCAGCGCAGAATTCCTACATGAGTATGTAGAAGAACATAATGTAATGCCCACGATTGAAATCGTTAATGCGGCAACAAACTCAGATTTTAAACATACACCTGATCTTAGAGATGAACACTTTGATTGGTTGCTAAACGACTTTGAAACATTCATCCGTCATAAAGGACTTGAGAAAGCTATTCTTGAAAGTGCGGATCTATTAGAAAAGGGTGAGTACGGTCCTGTAGAAGATATGATCAAGAAAGCAGTACAAGTGGGCTTACAAAAGGACATGGGTACTGATTACTTCCATGATCCACGTGCACGTCTGTTGAAGATCAAAGACAAGAACGGACAAGTAAGTACAGGTTGGGATAACCTAGATAAGATCCTGTTTGGCGGATTTAACCGCGGTGAGCTTAATATCTTCGCAGGTGGCTCGGGTGCGGGTAAATCACTCTTTTTAGCCAACTTAGGGTGTAACTGGGCACTGCAGGGCCTTAATGTGGTCTATTTGACTTTAGAGCTCTCAGAGGAGCTAGTTTCCATGCGTGTAGACTCCATGCTGACTGGTATTCCCACTCGAGAAGTGTTCAAAAACCTAGATGACGTGGAAATGAAGGTTAAGATGATCGGGAAGAAAAGCGGTCAATTCCAAGTCAAATACATGCCAAGTGGTAAGACCAGCAATGACATTCGCAGTTACCTAAAAGAGTATGAAATCAAGATGGGCCGTAAAGTAGACGTACTGCTGGTAGACTATCTGGACTTGTTAATGCCAATATCCAAGAAGATTAGTCCCGCAGACTTGTTTATCAAAGACAAGTATGTATCAGAGGAATTGCGTAACCTAGCAGTGGAAAAGAACTGTGTGTTTGTCACTGCGGCACAGTTGAATCGTGGTGCTGTAGAAGAAGTTGAGTTTGATCACAGTCATATCTCAGGCGGACTTAGTAAGATCCAAACTGCGGATAACGTGTTTGGTATCTTTACCAGTAGAGCGATGCGTGAGCGTGGTCGCTATCAAATTCAGCTGATGAAAACTCGTTCAAGTTCGGGTGTGGGTATGAAGATTGATCTAGAGTTTAACATTGACAGTCTGCGTATCAGCAGTCTAGCAGAAGAAGACAGCTATGGCAATCATAACAGCCAAAGCGCCGGCTCAAGTTTACTCAACTCAATTAAACAGCGGCAGACTGTACAAAGTGAAGATGCCAGCGGCACTGGTAGCACATGGGAACGTGCCAGTCCTAAAGAAGGATTTGATTTGGGCAAGCCAAAGATCACAGCTGAAGTGGCCAGTAGTAAACTACGTGAACTGCTGAACAACCTACCCTCAGACGATATCTAAGCATTTTTTAGCTGAAATGATAAGTACGTATATAATACACACTAGAAAGCACCATGGAACTTTACCACCTACGCTCACAAACCGATCCCCTGACCAGAGTCATCAAAGATGATCCAGTACGCCCTCACATACCTCTTGAACAGCGTATCAATGAGGCCGCGGAGATACTGATACTTAAAGCTGGAGAAGAAGTACTAGCGGCCACTTGTATGCAGTGGCTAAGTGAAATACCCGCTGATGAACAAGACCTTATTGGCATGGGCAAAGACAAGAATGTTGCTGTATTCTATACCATTTGGTCCTACTCACCGGGTGCGGGCGCGGCCCTACTTCAACAGGCCGCAGAATGGTTGCTCAAAGACTATCCTATGATCAAGAGTATCGTGACACTGAGTCCCCCTACAGAAATGGCCCGCAAGTTTCACCTAAAGAATGGCGCCACTGTGCACAAGACCAACGAGACCTCAGTTAATTACAAGTACTACGATCGCCCCGCTGATTAAATTTAGCGCGAAGCGGCTGCAAAAAAAATTAGCTACGAAGTAG